TCCTTCACACGGATGAAACCATAATATAACAATCACTTTAGATTGTCAAGCCTCTGACAGGACTTGAACCTGCGACCTGATCTTTACAAAAGACCTGCTCTACCAGCTGAGCTACGGAGGCAATAAGAATATCTCCTGCTCGTCAGCAGGAGAGGCACCAAGAGGGTTCCCACCTCTCTCCCACGCGGGTTGGATTCCGATTCTTTTTTCTCTCGGAGACGTGAGCACGGATGTATTCCAGTCCGTTTACTCCTCCACCTGGGCTCGAACCAGGGACAGGTTGATTAACAGTCAACTGCTCTACCGACTGAGCTATAGAGGATTGTTTTCTTCTCTCTTGAGTTTGAAGTATAGTTTGTAATACTTTTTTCTCAACTGATCGAAGATTGCATTGTCTTCTTCAAAACCAAGTCTCTTAGTGTGCGTATAGCAACCTTCCAATTCAGATATTAGAAGTAAGATGTCTACTGGTTTCATAATAAGAAAACAAACGACTCAGGTAGGACTCGAACCTACGACCGACTGCTTAGAAGGCAGTTGCTCTATCCAACTGAGCTACTGAGTCAATAATTAATTGAACCTTGTCATCTATTATACTTCATATATGCAGTCTGTCAATAGGTGTGATAGGGTTCAAAAAGAAATGTATAATTAATTCTGCGATTGTGATCACCAGGTTTCATATGCACTTTGTCTGTAGAATGAAAAATTTTTCCTGGAAATAAGACTCCTCGATTACACTTATATGGAACAACTTCCCAATCAGAGTATTGAAGCAATTTATCAAGAAGATCGCTACCATTATATTCCGCATGAGTTAAGTTTCCACGATCCTTTTCGTAAATTCTTAGACCATTCTTATTCCAATCTTCTACAGATTCATCTGGAGTAACCCATACATTTAAATTATACAAACTTGGGTCTGCATGTGGATATGTACCATCGCATTGTGAATTGTAAACAAAACTCCAAGATCTAATATATTTTAATCCTTTAAGTACAGGTACTTTTTCTTCTATCTCATCAAGTACTCTTTTATCAATCTTAGGTCCATTAGGGATATCAAAATCTGATGCGCGATACCCGTTTGGGTAATGCATATTAACGTATGATTCAGAAAGTGCTAATTCCTGAAGATATGTTCTGGTCCTATCCGAAAAGATATTATCGTAAATAGAGTAATTCATTAAGCATAATAGGCTTTATAATATGCTACTATTCCAGAAGTTGTAGCATTCCCTTGCGATACCCAATCATGAACGCATTCGTAAATACTTTGATTACTATATCGTGGTGTACCATCAGAACACAATTCTCTACCAAATTTATTGAAGAGAATATTAAGTCCTTGTGTTCTTACATCCATTCTTTCTTCACTATAACGCCAGTCTTGATTCGTCATTGCCAATAGTAATGAAAAAAGTTTCCTTTTGGATCGCACATAGGATCTTCAGATTTAACTCTATATGGGAGTTGAGATTGACCTTTGAAATCTGTTCTGTCACCAATAATACTGTATGCTTGTAGCAGTTTATCAGTATTTTTTAATTTAGAAATGACATGTTGTTTTGCTACTGGACGACTGTACAAGAAACCTTCATACTGTCCAGGAGCATACACCACATCAGCAACAGTATTAGGATACTTTGGTGATTTTACTCTGTTTAGGATGGATGCTGCAACACAAAACTCATCCATTGTATTAGGTGTTGCTTCAACCTGCACTGCTCTAGCAAGATGGTCATAGTCTATCGGAGTGAGGGATAAGATAATTTCTAAAATCATAGATCGATTATATACAAATGTATCGGTTTTGTCAACTAGTAAACTGATTCATTCCATTACCAGATCTCCAACCACCAGGACCTTCATGGAAGTTTTCAGAACCACCAATTGCTTCTTTAGTTTCATCAACCGTATTCCAATTTGAGGTTGCCATCTCATACATCAATTGATGCATACTACAAGGTTCTCCATTATATTCTCTACCATCTTCCTGCGCTTGCTGCTGCTTAATAATAGTTTCTTGCTCCATATAATCCAGTTGTTTTTGTGAATGGACAGGAGCGGGACCAAACCAAGGATCATCTTTCAAATACACAGGAGCAGGAACACCAGTATAATAGTTTATAGCATCATCTTTAAATGCCTCACCCTCATCATAATCTTCCTGTAAATCTCTACAGTCAATTGTAGTATCGTCAACAGCGCATTGAATATCCCGTTCGGATGGTTTAGCAACAACTTTGTTGATTAGCTCTTTGAATTTTTTAATCATGTGTAGATGTTGAATGAAACTGAAACTCTATCTCTAACACTGTCACTACCAGTAACATAATGCCAGAGATGTCCTGGGAGGACATACAATCGACCCACTTCAGGTTCGATAATATATTCTAGCATGTCTGCCCGGTTTTCGTAAAGACTGCAATATTGAGATCCATCATTCCTCATGACAACCAGATTACCAGAACCCGGAGGAAGTTGTATGTAATAGATACCAATAAGGTCTGCTCGACCGTGAGAGTGCATTACATTATAGTTATAAGACTTATTGATATTGCACCAATATTCTATTTTATCAACTACCAATCCAAGACCTTTTTTATCAAGAAGATCGTTAGAAAATTCTACTACTGTGTCTCTAAGTGCCAAAAACTTTTCATCTACAAATGTTGGCGAATGGTATCCACCTTCATTGGAGACATTTTCAGATTCGTAACAATTTTTAACAACATACACTTCCTCTAATTGTGCCATCATATCAATCTGGGGGATGCAGGAGCACACAAAACTTGGAAATATGTTGTTGTCATTGACGTGATCGTACATATTGATACAGTGTCTATAGTAATAAATAAAGCCATACAATCATAGCACGGAGTATGAAAAAAGCGTTTATTGCTTTAAGTATGCTGCTGTTAACAACCGCTGGAGCAGCGGAAGCAGGTGGACTTGTTACCAAACATTCTTCAAGTGTTCAGTTAACAGTTGATGCTGCAAGATCTACTGCCACTAGAGTTGGTTCTTCCTACGCTATCTCTGGTTCAGGTGTAAATACTACAGACGGAACCACTGCAGGGACAATTTCTGCAGGAACTATTAGCTCTGGTCTTCTCGCTCCTGGTAACATCTCAGCAACACAAGCTACTGACGGAAATGCATTTTCCTACAGTCAGTCGTTTACACAAGGTGATGCTATCCCAACCGCAGCTCCTACTGTAGGTGCTGTACCTAACTTCTCTTCATTGACAAGTTATACCGCTGGCGATAAGACAGCGTTAGCAGGTACAGTAACCACAGGCGGTGCTCTAACCGTAACGGCAGGTGGAGCTGGTACTACGGCGACAGGACAATTCGTTAGTGAGATCACTGTAATTGACTGATAACGGAGGTCGTTATGACTTTTGGAAAGACAATACTTTGGTCTGTCCTAAGTGTGGCGGTTGCAAGTGCCATACCTGCAGCTGCCCTGGCGGTCCCCGTGGTCCCGAACTTCACACAGGGCTCAATGACGAGTCACACAGAGACAACATCAAAGGTGACTGAAACTATTAATTCTATTGATTATAATACAGGATGGCAATACTCAGTAACTGGCACAAACGTGAACAATGGTGGAGAAGCATTAAATCCATCGAATGTGACAAACTCAGTGATGGTGAATCCACTAGGAGGACTGGAGGGACAGGTTTCAACAACCAATACCTCAGCAAATCTAGGAACAGCGAAGTTTGTAATAACGGATCCGAAAGAGGCGTTTCAATTTACTCAAACGTACTCAGGTCCAGGAATGTCAAATCAAACAATTATTCAAAGAGTAACGGAAGTTACAAGCGTAACAGATACCACAAGTGTCTTTACCCAATAATTGCGTTGCTAGTAGCATCACCAGTTAGAGCGAACGTAGGTGGTGTATCAGCAACAGCAAACCCAATCGCAAATAGCTCTGGCTCAGTTACGAACCAAGCTATTCAGGTTTTACAAGGTCCGTATATTACTAACACATATGGAGGTGGAATCTCCTGTCAAGGTCCAACTCTTAATATAACTCCATTTGTTACTCATAGTAGAAGTTATCAAGATCCATATGAAGGCATTTACTATGAACCACAATATGATGGCAGAGATGTAAAAGGACAAAAAGTAGAGATACAACAACAAGTCAAAAACTATCCTTGGGAAGAATGGTATGACGATCGTACCTATATCTCAGATGGTAGTGATGGCAATGAAATTGGAAGTGAGCAGAGATGGTTTCCAGATGGTGCTGATATGACCATTGTTGTTGAGGATATTCAACCAGACGGAATTCCAGATCAGCCAGGAAAGGTGCTCTGGGATAAACCAGTAAGAACAGGACAGAAAGATAATTTAAGCACTAATATTGGTCTATCAGCAACTATGTCTTTCCCACTTGATGGTGGATTACAAGAACGTTGTAAAGCAGCAGCAGACACTCAAACTGCATTAATGAGACAAACTGTTGCTAACAAAAGGCTTGACTTTGAAATTGCTCGTCTCAAAAATTGTGGAGAATTGATGAAGGCTGGAATTCGCTTTCATAGAAGAAGTCCTTATTATGCCATCTGTGCTGATGTGGTAGTACAAAATGTAAATACTATTCCACAACATAGACATAGTATTCCATCTACTTCTTTAAAGGGCGCACAGAGCGCAATTCCTTCACAGCCCGGTTCCGCTGACGCTGCTCTGCTAGGCGCTCCGCTCTCGACTGTACCGGGATCTTCTTTCCCCGTAAGGTCGCAATCTTCTTCATCACTTTCTTCACAGTTGGCTTCACCACTCTTAACAAAAGATCAGAGAGAGGTTTTGCGAGCAGTGCCGACGAAGTTGCCACAACAGCAATAGAGGCAGTCGCAGTCACAGCACCAGCATTAGGAATATTTGAAATAATCTGATCGGGAATTGTTAGATTTTCAGTTACCATCAAACATTCTTTACCAACAACTTCATATCCAACTATTTTCTTATTACCCTCTAGGATTTTTCCTATTGGGTTTTTTAATTGCTGTTCTCTCGTAGGACACTCTGGTAATGGTGCATCTGTTTTTGGAACTGAGGGTGTTTGTGAAGTTGGTGGTTTCGGTGCCTCTGGTTCCTCTGGTGATCTTACTGGAGGAACTTCCTGAGATCTTTTCTCTGTTTCATATTGCAGTCTTCTAGCATCATAATTGATTGCGTTGAAACTTGGCATCTCACCATCACAAAATATCTTTACCTGATCTGGATCGTTATTAGGTAAATTAGCATTCTTATTACTATCTTCATGTGATTCTACACATCCAGGCATATTCACAATAGGGAGACCCACCTGCGATGTTACAGGTGGATATATGGGTACAGCAATTGATGGTTCAATCGCCCATTGTGGAACTGTAGGAATACTTAAATCACGAATATTAATTTCAGGAATATCCATCAGTAGGCATTATCTGTTCGGACAATTTGTCTCTCAGTTGATTTATACGATCTTCATCATATCGTTGAAAGTTTCCTTTCTTCTCAACCTTCTTATAATAGTGAAGAGCGTTCTGGATAATCGTAAAATCTTCCATAGTTAAATCAAAGTTCATGGAAGACGCATTCCAGGAACTGCTCCACCCTTTCCTTCATCCATAGGGATAGCACCACCAGTTACTCCAGGAAGTTCGGGCATAGCAGCATCAATCAAACCAGGAAGTGCTTCAGCGATTGCTTCAGTTGCCGCAGCTGCTGCTTTCTCTCTTGCTCTTTCTACTAAGACATCCTTGTTAAGATATAACCAAGTGCCACCACCAACAACGGCAGCAGATACAGCAAAAGACGCAAGCGCAAGTACATTGATTAGTTTCTGCATTAGATTAACGTACCTAAGGCACGGCGAATTTCTCTTAGTTCTTCAAAGTTTTTCTGTTTTGTTCCACCATCATAAGCCCAAGCATAACCTTCATCAATCATCTGTTCATTCAGAGATACTTCTGCATCTCCGATGTAAAGCCAACCGAGGAGTCTACCATACTTGCCCATACCACCAACCAACTCAGTGCGGATAATAAGATCATCATCCCCACTAATGGCACCATCCAACTTCTCTTTGAGCCAATTCGTCGCATGAATTCCTAGCTCCTTTTCTTCAAGGTCCCTAGTCCTTTTTTCTGGTGTATCAACACCAGCAACTCTTACTCTTTCTTTTTTGAATAAATCAAATCCAAGATCAATAGTTACATCAATGGTATCACCATCAACGACTCTATTAATTTCAACTACTCGGAAGTTGTAACACGACTTCCTGCTGGGTGGTACCATTGCGCCCATAATTCGTCTCCTTAGCTTCTAATGATGCTGCTATGCCAATAATAGTTATAAGTGCAGCAATTACTGCGCTAGCACCCCAAACAGTTTTTTCAAGTTTACGAATACGTTGACGAAGTTCTTCAGTCGTTCCTTCTGCATCTTCAATGCGGTGTTTCAGAAGTGCTATCTCCTGATCCTGTTGGGCGTCCTTCAATTCTATTTGATTGGGCATCTTCTAACTCCTGGAATGCCATACTCATAATGGTATATATGTAATAACCTACTCCAATAAGGAGTATAATTATTGAAACGATAACACTCCAAACAGGATCATTTGTATTTTCTAAGGGGCGAAGAAATAATTCCATTAGCAATCATTAAATACAGATCCTACTTCTGAACCAATAGTTTCTCCTGCTTTATTACCCAAAAGAGTAGCCCATCCCGCTGCCAACCATCCAATGTAGGGGATGTTCATGACAGCAGGAGCGACAAGACCAGTAGTAATAGCACTACCTGCCATCGCACCTTGTGACCTTGCTCCAGCGTCCGCCACGATGCACTCTATGTCTTTTGCAGACTTTCCCTCGGATGTAATCGCACCTCCCCCCATGTTACGAGTTCCTTCCATAGTGTACTGATCACGACGGTACTCTGTTCGCTGCTCAGATCCTCCACCAAAGAGTCCTCTCTTTTCTTTATCCAAGTCAAGAGATCTTTCCGACTCCAAAATCTTAGGATCATTAGCACGATACTCAATCTCATACCCATCCTTTCCTGCCTTAATCTTATATGAAGAGTAAGGACCTCTAGGTAAGTTGATTGTAGGTGCTGATTGAACTGGTGGTTCTTTCTCAATAAGATGTCCAAGAACACCAATATGTGCAATAGCAATAACACCACCAACACTTAAAGCAACCCATTTAAAAGGACTGCTCTTTGGTGCTGATGGTGTTTCAGTTGATAATGATGTAGGATTATCTGGTCTATTAATTAGAGACATAATTAACCTCAATTAGTCTACTTTTTCTTTTTTCTCCTCTTCTTTCTTTTCTTCTTTTTTATCCTTTTTAGCAGGAACAACCCCAAAAGTAGCTAAAGTTCCAGTGAACACCGAGGCTATGAAAGTCGGATCGATATTTTTTTGAGGAACACCAGGAATAGTCACATAATTTAAAGTGAGTATTGCTGCAGACCACGAAAGAATAACAACTCGCACCAATGCCGACAGACCTTCGTCCGCCCAATCAAACTTATTCGATTTGGTTTCCTCTTTCTTCTTTGGAGCAGACTCCATGTTGAAAGAGCAAGGCAACTTTATTTAGGGTTCAAGTATCTCCACAGAGATATTCGCGTTTTGTATTTGATTGTATTTTTTACAAAGAGAATCACTCGATTCGTGTTCCCATTTGTGATATGCACTTTTTAAGTTCTGAATGTAATCAGTTCCACCGAGACCGACCATTTCATCGGCAACGATTTTCTTGATTAACACATCTCTCGTTAAATGTGTCA